GTGTTAGTACCATGTGCAGGTATAAAAGATGATATATGTGGAATTGGAAATTCAAAATCTTTATTAATCTTTCTTTTAATGATATGATATTCTACTTTGATTTTCTCAATATCTATTTTGTATTGAATAGATAAGAAATGTTTGTATAACAATAACTGATTAAGTTTTGTTTTATCTTTCTTCATATCCTTTGTCCAACCACTTCTACTTGTTTTAAAATCTATAATAAGATATTCACCGGTTGGTTTGTGTTTTAAAAGAACATCAATAAATCCCATAAAATTGATATTTTCTTTTACTTTAAGATTTAATGCCTTTTCTACACCTACTAATTCCCAACCTTTTTTAGAAAATAATTTACCACTATGTTTTTCAAACCAATTAAGAATTTCAATACCATCTTCGTAAAATTCTTCCATTTCTTCCTTAGAAGCAACAAATACACCTTCCGGCATTTGTGCTTGTTCTTTTACGAAATGTGCTCTAAGTGAATCCAATAACATAGCTTTTAAATCTAATTCATTTGCCTGTTTTTTAGATACACCATAAAAGACAGTAAGATAGTGTTGTAATACTTCATGCATTGCACTACCAAATATTGTGTTTATATTTGATGTATTTTCACCCAACTTATCTATGTAAGCTAGTTTGTATTGTTGTGGACAATTTGCCCACATTGTGTATTGAGAATAAGATACTTTTGCCATATACTCTAATATACGACAAAATAACTATAATACCAAATATTATAGTACCATTCTACTTCCTATTAAGAAATTATGTAATATGGGAGTACCAGGTTGAGTATTTGCACTAAATTTGTAATTAAAACTCATCCCAAATCTTTTACTCAATTTATAATCAAATGAACTACCTAACATAAATCCATAATGGCGGTTAACCATTGTATTTTCTGTTTTTGCATTATATGAAATAGGTGAATTCATAGCAAATACTTGTGGTGATATTGTAAGTTTTTTACTATACTGATAAGGTTTAGTCCAAAATGCAACAACGGATGTCATTAAATTGTAATTATAATTTCCATCTGCATTTTTCATCAATAAGTTTATCAACCCTACATTATATCCATATGTTCCTCTTTTCATATCAGGTTTAATCCAAGTATAACCCAACATATTCATATAAGTTCCTTTTAGGTATGCAAATGTTGTAGAATATGAATGTATTGCTTTTAATTGTCCTTCTTCAAATTCCATTTTAGTATATCCACCACTTACCGCATATTGGTCTAAAGAGCTCCATATCATTCCGTTTACCGATACACTACTTTCACCCGTCATACTACTTCTGCTCCAACCCAAACCTAAAATTGCGTTCCATTTTTTATCCGGTCCTTCTGCTGTTGTTAAGTCCGATGCTATAAGTTGTGGATTAAGATTGATTTTCTTTTCCTTTTTCTTTTCATCCTTACTATCTTTCTTTTCCTCTTTTTTATCTTCCTTCTTCTCCTCTTTCTTTTCTTCTTTTTTCTCTTCGGATTTTTTCTCCTCTTTCTTTTCTTCTGATTTGGATTCGGATTTCTTTTCTTCTGATTTACTTTCGGATTTTGATTCACTTTTACTTTCCGATTTTTGTTCAGAAGAAGATGAACTACTCTCACTCTTTGTTTCAGTTTTACTTTCCGAAGATGAAGATGATGAACTTGACGAAGAACTACTTGATGAAGATGAACTACTACTGCTACTACTTGATGATGTAGAAGAAGATGATGAACTACTTGCAGGTGGTGTAGAAGAGGCCGATGTAGATGCTCCACTACTTGCAGAACTTGCAGCTGATGAAGATGCTGAACTCGCACTACTACTTGCTGCGGATGATGCGGATGAACTTGCTGCGGATGATGCGGATGAACTTGCTGCGGATGATGCCGCTCCACTTGCTGCCGAACTTGCCGCAGATGATGCCGCTCCACTTGCTGCGGCAGATGCTGCGGAACTTGCGGCCGCTGCCGCTGCCGAAGATGCTGCTTGGTTTACTGTTGCTTGTACGGTCTGTGTAACTACTTGATTTGTAGGACAAGCCATTGTTGAGTATTTTGCATATGTAGTGTTTAACCACAATTGCAATACCCCTGTTTGTACTTCTATTGGTGTGAATGTCTTTACCTCATTATAGAAAGAAACCATCGCATTTCCGTTAATATAAGTTGTAGTTGCGATTTTGACTTCACCTGTACATTTATCTATAAAAGTTTGGGTATAGGTCTGGCTTTCGGCTTTATTTGCCGTTAGGATTGTAACAATTAATATCGTAAGAGTAACAATCCATTTTTTCATTTTATTTTTTTGGTCTTGGAGTTGGTGGTAAAGGGCCGTGTCCAGGTCTTTGTATTGGTCTTATTGGTACAACAATTCTTGGTGAATAAAAAGGTCTATAATACCAGTCCATATAGATAGGTGTTTGAATGTATTGATAATCTCTAATTATTCTTTGATGTCTTACTACCGAATCTTTTGGGTCTACATAAACATATCTAATAGGAGTACAGCTTTGTAAAAGATACGAAATCATTAATGTAAGTATTAAAATTAATCCTAGAAATATTCCTGTATTTTTAATTTTTTCATTTTTCATTTTATTCCTCCTTTAATTTATAACAAATTCTATCTAATTCTTCCTTTCTTAATGCAACCGTTTGCTCTACTGCGTTATTTTCTGAAATCATTTCTACTATAAACATCCCACTTTGTTTTTCTTTTATTTCTAATTCTGCTCCTGCAATAAACCCCATCTCCATCAATCTAAATCTCATACAGGGTGTGCAGTTTTCACAGTTTTTGCTTTGTGGTACATCTATAACTTCGTAATGTTGCATTTTAAAATTTATGAATATCAATTCTTAATTTATCTTCTAATTCTTTAACATCATCATAATCCATACTTCTCAATTCTTTTGCTATTATAGCTGATGTTTGTGTTGATTTTCCTGGAAACAAAAAGTCAGATATTGCTTTTTTTAATTTTCCACCTCTACTATATATTTTTAATAGTTGTTTAAAATGAATATCGTTTGAGCTCATTTCTGAAATTTGGGAATTAACCCCTGCCATTTTCATAAATTCATCTTTATTGTAATTAACATTTTCTTTGTTGAATTTATTAATCATGTGGTTTGCAATTTCTTTTCTATTAGAAACATCTTTTACCATTTTTACAATTTCGGCAACACCAACAACCATATCTCTATCATTACTATGATCTTCAACTTCTTCTTTTTTAACACTTTTCTTCTTTGTAAAAGGATTAGGATTTTCCTTTGAACCTCTATAATCCCAAGTAAATTCGTGCTTAGAAGGGTCAGGTTTTTTTACATCATATTTTTTACCTGTTTCTTTATTTTTAACTAATATATCAGATATCTTAATCATTTTTTTCAAATTTTTTTAATATTGCTAAATTTGCATCTACTAATTTCTTTTTCTTTACTCCACTTCTTCTACTTCTCATAGGAACTGGTTTTGGTTTTGCGTTTGCCATAATCTATTTAGTGAATACACCTTTTTTAATCATCTTGTCCAAAATGTTTGCACAAGCTATATCTAATGCTTTCTTAGTTGAAATACTAATTGTTGATTGATTGAATTTAATTGGGTCTATTGTTGCATCTGATACTAATGTTAATTGTCTATTAGTTTTTGCTTCACCTAAACCAGATGCTGCTATAATAGTTCCGTTCTCTGCGTTTGTAAATCTAACCTGTAAACCTAAACGGGTCACTAGGTTATCTTTAATACCATCTTTTAAGTTAATTGTTTCATCTTCTGATACTGAATAATCATACACTTCAATTTCAACAAAGTATTCTGCCAACTTAATCTTTCCTCTACCATCTAATTTGTTTTCGGAAATGCCTGCTTGCGATGCTTGGAATTGTTTTACCATTCTATTTTTAATTTCCGTTTTATCTTCGGTAAATTCAAAACGATTAAGGTTATCCAAATATTCCAATACGATATTTGCAACACCCAAACCAACTCTTTTCTCTTTTAATTCAGGATACATTTCATATACTTCATCACCAATACCACACTTTAATAATTGAATGTTTTTCTTTGGACCGTTGTAATCCATAAATGCAGATATGTCTTTTTTCTTTTCGAAATCTGCTTTGAACTCTTCTGTTTTAGTGCTTCCTATTGTTTGAGCAACACCCACAACACTGCTTAACAAAAAGAAACTTAATAATACGAATAAATTTTTCATACATAATTACTTTTTGTATAAATATAGATTTTCATCTTTATCTATACAAATAGCAGTCATATTTTCAACCCAATCTCCCGAATTAACATAATGTTTTCCATTTATAATTCTATCTTCAGGTTGATGTATATGTCCACACATTACCCCATCACATCCCTTTTTAGATGCCATAGATAATGCTGTTGTTTCAAAATCGTTTATGTAATTTGTAGCTGCTTTAACACCACTTTTAATTTTTTGAGATATTGATTGGTATGGTAAGTTTCTCCACTTACGATATGTGTTATACCATCTATTTAACCAAAGTGCAAAATCATATCCTACTGAACCTATTTTTGCTAACCACTTATATTTTGTAATGAATACATCTATTACATCACCATGAAATATGTAATACTTTTTATTAGTTAATTCTAAAATATAATCTTCTTTAATTTCAATACCACCAAAACAATTTCCAATAAATTCTTGTATAAACTCATCGTGATTTCCTCTAATCCAAATGATTTGAGTTTTGTTAGATAGTTTTAATAATTTAGATATAACTTTTGTGTGTTGTTTTTTCCATTTTGCACCTCTATTTATTGCCCAACCATCTATAATATCACCATTCAAAATAAGTAATTCAGTTGGATGCGTTTCTATAAATTCTATAAATTCTTCTGCTTTACTATCTTTTGTTCCTAAATGTAAATCGGATACAATTATTGCTTTGTATTTTATAAAGTGCATAATTTAATTAAAATTATCATTAGCAAAGAAGCACCAATTACTGCTTCATTAAAATATATTTTCTTTTTCATACCCAATAATTGTGATGTTTTTGAAAGAAAGAATTGTTATTTCTGTTTATATAACATTTTATACTTAACCAAAACATATAAAAAAATCCTTTATTTCTAAATCTTCTTGCTGATGTCCATACATCCTTTGTTTTGTGTATTACCATTTTTTTTGCTTTTTGAGAAACCCAATAATCTTCTGCAAATAAATGTGTTTCATCATACCCACCCGTTTTCCAATATGCGTCAGTTTTCCACAATTGAAATCCACCTATTGCAAATGGTGTTCCTAGCCATTTACTCAATCTTTGTTGAATATCAAATAATCTAAATATCCAATTAAATCCTTTTTCGGTTTGAAATGGAACGGTCACTAAATCACAATCGTATGCTAAACATTCTCCTAATACAAATCTGTTTTGTAAAAATATATCTGCGTCTAAAAAAAGAATATAAGGAGTTGTTACTAATTTACTTCCTTCTAAACGAGCTTTGGCAGGAAATCCACCTTCTATTATTTGAATATCTAAACAATACTTAAAATCTCTTTCAACATAATATAAAAAATCTAAACTTTGTCCTTCATCAGAATTATCTGCAATAATAACTTTAAGTCCTGCACTTCCAACTTGCTTTGCAATAAATGAAATACACTCATATATGTTATCGTTTTCGTTTTTACAAGGAATGACAATTGTTATCTTTTCTTTCATATGTATAAATAAAAAACCCCCACTAAAAGTGAGGGTTTTCAATATTACCAAATTGTTATCCTAATTCTTCTGGTTTGTTATCACCTTTCTTTGTAAATTTATCCAAAGTATCTGCACCCATTCCAATTGCAGTGATTACCATTACTGCGTTTACTAATTCCGCGGATGGTTTGAATTCTTCATGAGAAAATGAATTTGCTAACATTGTTCCACATAAAAATAATGCACCTACGAATGCGATTACTGGTTTGATTGATGTTGAACCTCTTTCATCTTTAAAAAGCTCAATTATCCATTGTTTAAAAGTCATAATTACTCCTTTGTTTTATTTATTATCCACCTAAACTTTCTTTTAATAAACCACATTTTTGGCATTCTTCATGTCCATCATGGTTAGAATCACCCCAAACATGTTCACATTGTCTATGTGCAAAATACATATCAATTACACCATCACCATCAAAGTCAATACCATCCATTTTACCATCACCATCTTCATCAACTTCTACACCTGTTCTTGGTTGTGATTTAGATTTTACTACTTCAACTTTTTGTTCTTCTTTTGGTTTGTTTGCTTCTATTTTGGCTAATTCAAAGTTTTGTTGATTTTCGACTGCTGCTAATTTACTTGCCGCTGCCGCACCTTGTACAAATGCATCTGGAATAGTTGGTGCTATCGGTTTGTTACTTTCTTTTATATCATTAACACTACCCATAGATACACCATCTTCCTCATCCATTTTCTGAACTAACATCTTATCCTTATCAGTATCACTAAACCAATAATCAATGATTTTACCATATGAACCGATAAATGCACCTAACATTAATAATAAAAGTTCTTTCCATTCTGCAGATGCAGCAGTGTTAGTTGTAATAGCACCAAAGATACCTGCGATTATTATTACAAATGAACCCAATACCAACGCAGTGATATACCATCTGCGTTTCATCATTGAGTTTAATAGGTCTCTAAAACCTGTTGGTGGTTGATTATTTTCTGCCATAATATATTACCATTGAGCTGGTTTTTCTTTGAATTCATCACCCTCTTTTTTCTTAATGGGTTTTGCTGGTTCTGCAGGTTTAGCTGCACTACCATTTCCACCACCATTTACAATTACAGTTTTACCCGCTGATTGTTGTTGAGTGTTTTGAATGTTGATTACTGGAGCTGCTTGCTGAACTGGAGCTTTATCATCATCTCCGCCTGTTAATTTACTTGTGAACCAACCGCCCACACCTAATGTGATAGTTGATACTAATCCTAAAATGATGTTCTTAAATGATGTTCCACCACTTTGTTGTTCTTGTGTTTCTTCTGCCATATACTTAATTTTTAAAGTTTGTTAAAATCTGTTATTCCTAATTGTTTTCCGTTTGTATCATATAAACCAATTCTGTATGCTGATGATGGTAATGCCGATGTGTATACTTTTAAGATATTATCACCACTATTCACCCACATAGTTTCTTTAGATACTACTCTGTTTGCAATATCAAATATTTTAACTGTCACATTTTGTCCTGCATCAATTTTTACATTCATTGCAACTTCTGATGTTACAAATTGAGATTGTAATTTGATACCAACTGATTGTGTAATTGTAAGACTATTATCAACCACAACTGGTGGGTTTACAAATGTGTCTTTTCTACATCCTGTTATAACCATTATTCCGAATATTATAAATAATAGCTTTTTCATTAGTTTATTGTTATTTTTGTTTGTTTAATTCTATTGTTACTCTCGTCCGTTAGGTATAAATATAAAGTTTTTTGTGATAATGATTTAGTATAGATTTTTTTTATGTTATCTCCCATAATTCCTGTAAATCTTTCTCTACTTATCACTTGATTTGTTGTTGAATCGAATAGTGTAAGTGTATATTTACCCGCCGATATTAAATTGAATTGTATATCTTGTCCATCACTAACTGAAACTTCCGATTTTGCAAATACATCTTTGTTTATAGGTTGTGGTTGTGGTATAACCTCTACTTTTCTGCAAGAGATTATAAAAATGATACAACACAATATTATAATTTTAGTCCATTTCATTTTAAAATATTTTTACTCCTAACGATTTACCAGTTTTATCAACTGCTTCAGAATTACCAACACTAATCAATCCTAATACACCATTCAATTTTTGTTTTGTAATGAATATAACTTTATATGTTGCCGATGTTATTTGTGACCCATCCGTATTCAATGACCCTACATTTACAAAAGTTCCTTTATCTGCGGAATAGTTTGTTGGTGAGCCATTTGTTACATATTCTGTTTTATTGAATTTTAACAATGAGTTATCATAGTTTATTTGAAATTGAGTTCCTACAATGTTATTATCTCCTGGTTTAAATGTGATATAAACATAAACACTATCACCACCTAATTCACTTATTAATTCAGCACCCATTTGATTTGTTGAAACACCCATTGATTTAATTCTTTCACTAAAATTTGCTGACATATTTGCAATACCATTTGCAGATGGTGTTGCCGAATGTGATAAGTTTACATCTCCTTTCCATGTACCTTTAAGATAGAAAGTATCAATTGATTTATCTGTATTTATATCAAATGCAAATGTATCTTTTAAAAATGTCGGATATGTTGCCCAATTTGATTTACCAACTGAGTCATATGTTGATGATGTTATAAGTTTTAATGTTTTATTTAAACTAAAGGTATCTACTAAATTCTTTTTTCCTGTCAAATGTTGTAATAGTAAATAACTATCCGTTTCATTAAAATATCCATCATCATTTACATCAGCATTTTTGTATTGTATTCCATATGTAAATTCATTACCGATTTCATTACCAAATATACCACCATTCTGTAATTCCTTAAATGCCAAATAAACATCTGATACCGTAACTATACTATTATACAATGTTGTCAAATTATTTGTGGTTGTTATTGTTACTGATTGTGGTTTGTATTGCATTACAGAACCAAACGAAACATCGCACGCAAATGCATAATCAGTATTCCAGCCATTTACATTTCTAATATATTGATTGTAAGTTGAAGTTCCATTGGTTACTTTTGTTAATGGCGATGGGACAGTATATATCGCCCAACCATTTGGGTCATGCGATGTATATGTAACAGGTCCTTCATATACATCTAATATTTTTACACTTTTTACATCCGTTGGTGATGTGTTACCAAACTTTCTCATATCAATTAGTAATCTACTATTACCACCCAACCAACTTGCATTTGGGTTTACATAAGACCATTCAACTCCACCACCTATAATAGTTGCTTTACTTCCGTTCGCTACTTTGTTACTATCTAATTGATTTGTAACATCAACCCAACCAGTTGAACCCAATGCTGAACCTATATTAAATTTAGTTTTATCCAATGTAGAACCGAAATCAAAATTCATTTTTGCTTGTTTAGTTGGTACACTACCTATATTTGTTACCTCATTATTCCAATAAAAATAGTAATTAGGGTTGCTAGGTCTTGCCCATCTTACATAAAGTGCATCACCACCACCAAATTCTTGATATCTTGCAATAATCTTATATCTTTGTCCGGCAATCAATTGTTTTTGTCCATATATCCATTGACCTGCACCATGTCCACCATAATATGTGATTAATGTAGTACCATCTATACTAAAATCGGATGCATCATCTGATGTTATTGCAAATCTATATGTTCCAGTTTCTTGTGGTATAAACCAATATTCAAATACAATTGCATAATAATCACCACCCCAATGCGGTGTTTGTGTTGAACCATTATATACCCATAAAAAAGGAACTTCTCCTGTATGAGTAATTGTGGTATTAGAATTTGCAGTGTTTAACATATTATCAAACTCCGCTTTGGTGTAAGGGAACGCTGCATATTGATTTTGTGCACCATATCCAGCATGCGTTTTATAAGACGTATAATTAACATATCCCCAACCTGATTGAGCTGAGGATATGTAAGTTATTAACAATAAAAATAATGTAACTATTATTCTTTTCATTTTATTCAATAGTTAAGTTTATTTTTTTACCACTCGCATCAACCGCATCTGCCAATTCAAAATAGAATAAACCTGCTGTATTTTGTAAAGTTACCTTTGGTGTGAATATTAATTTATATGGAACACCTGTCTTAATTCTTGCGGTTTTTAATTGGTCAATAGAACCAAATGTTAATCTATCATCATTTTTAGTAGAAAAATTAGTCATTGTTGCTCCGGTATCAAATATAACATTATCCAAATCTAATTTAGTATTATCATATTTCATTATTACTTGTAATCCCGCTAAACCTTCTTTTGCTAGATTAGTATATAATACCACTTTACCACCTTCTAATTTAGATGTTATACCCAAAGATACCGTCTCCAATGTTGGTGCTGCGTATGCCATAGAACCCATTGCCATAGAACGAATACCATCTACTCTCAATGTATTATTTATAGAATTTGTATATACTCCACTTGTAATTCTTGCTGCAATTGTATCGGCGTGAGATGAATGTGACCAATCTAAGTCACCACCCCATGCATATACAGCTTCTGCTGTTTGTTGTGGAGATTCAATTTTAACTCTATATGTTGGTGTTCCATCTAACCATTTTTGGTTTAATAATCCACTATACCATTTGTAATTTACTGTCTGATTTACAGGTGCTGCGTTTGTTGGAATAGATGCTTTTGAAGAAACATCTTGTCCCATTACATATGCAAATAAGAAGTAAGAATCACTTTCACTAAATGCCTGTTTATCTTTTGTTACGAATCCTATTTTCTTTTCCAATACAGGTCTAGTGAAATAGTTTGCAACACCACTGATATCGGTCTGTGAAACTCCTAAGAATGCTTTATATGCATCCGATACAGTCACAATGTTATTCATAAATGATTGTTGTACTGCCCCACCAATCCACACACCTAAGCTATCACCAACTTTGATACCTGAAGTAAATAATGCCTCACCAGTACCATCAAATGCTTTACTTGCGATACCTGGTTTTGTCCAATCTATATCACCACTACCATCCGATTTAAGTTGCATTAATTGTGCTTGATGTTTTGTTATATCGTATCCAGATGGGAATAGAACTCTTACTTTAAAATAAGATGTGTTACCACTTACATCCGTTAATGAAATCGGACCTGATGTTGTTTTTACATATGGAATATATGCACCACTTGCACTATCTAAACCATATGAAAGGTCTAATTTGTGAATGTTACTATACACATTTTGGTCTTTAAGAATATACTTTTGTGTTGCTATTACACCATTAACCGATTGGTCTGCTCTTTGAACTGCTAATTGTCCAACGTTCCAATCTGCGTTTACTGCATATCCCCAAGGAGTAGAATTGAATTGACCATATAAAGATGTATCACTCACATTTGCATTAGGATTAAATTTATAGGAATTCCATCCAGTATAATAAGTTTGTGATGAACTACCCTGTGAAAATGTAGTTGAAAGGTAAGTTAATGCCTTATTGTTAAATTGATATCTCAACCAAAAATAACGAGGCTTTGTAGTTCCTTTATCTACGGTATAGGTTATTGTAATTGTGTCGCCTACTTTGTATGGTCCAGACGATATTGATTGATTGACGACAATCTGGCTATACGAATTTAATCCAAACAATAAAAATGTTAGGAATACGAAAAGTTTTTTCATTAATTATTTTCCCTCAAATAGTTTAGTGATAAGTTTGTCACAACCTTTCTTAAGTGCATTACTTAAGGAAGTTTGGTTGAACTTGCCACCCTCGTCAACTATTAAGGTACTCATAGAGATTTCTGATGATGACTCTTCAACAACAACTTCTTTTTGTTTAGAACCTTCTTTCATCAAAACTCCCTTTAATCTAATAACTACTTCTTCTTCTCCTTTATGGAAAACTGATAAATTTGACTTAGTTGTAAGAACATCTAAGTATATAATTGAAACTTTTAATTTGTATGGTGCACTTGGTGATAAATCGTATCCTTTTTCTTGCAAATATTCTTCTAAAATATTTTTTACACCAAATTCTAATTTTCTATTGCCGGCTAATTTTCCTACTTTTACATCATTTGTAACATTTTCAACCCAAATATGTTCTTCGGCATTATACCAAATATTTTCAGGTGAGTTTTTAAATGTACCATCAAATTTCCAACTAAACCAATTTGCAATGTCCGTTTCTAATTTAGTATTTCCACTAAAATGAATACCAACCATTGTTAATTGAAATATCAATGCAAACGATACCCAAGCTAATACTAAAAATAGAAAAGCTTTACCAACAAATTCCTTAAATTTTAATAAATAATTCATAGTTCAATACTCACATATAAGTATTAAACTTTTAATTTTAAAGTTGTAATTAACTTTTTATCAACACCATATTTTTGACAAATATTCAAAATTTGCTCTCTACCTTCTCTTGTATTATATAAAATATCCAAATATTCGGTAGCCTCTTTTGTAGAAATTAAATATTCTTTAACTAATAATTCAATTAGCCAATCATCATATTCAGTTGCTTTTTTTCCTTTTATATATTTTAAATAATATTTTTTTGGTGGAATCATATCACTAAAAAATCTATAAAAATATTCGTTTGGTAAAGATTGAACATATGGTTGTACTTCACCTATCCATTCTAACCAATCAGGGTTCATAGACAAATATCTTAATATGATAAAATTACCAAATGTTTTTTTATCATCATCCGAAATTTTCTTCCAATATTGTGGATCCTGATATTCAGTTACAGCAGATATATGATCGAATAATCCTAATCTTTTAACTTCTTTTTCTTTATCTTTTTTAGCTTTTGCCATTATACTAAATCAATTTTTGATTTTTTTGTCTTTAACGCTTCAGGTAAAAATTCTTCTAAAGGTTCTCCACATTCAATACATAAAAATACTTCAACAGGTTGTATTGTATCTTGTGCTTCACCAGTGATTAATCTACTAATTTTTCTTATTTTAATTGCGGGTGAAAATGTACTTCCCCCACATTCACATCTAACTTCCGAAGTTTGTTCTAACGGAATCATTTTTGGTTGTTGTTGCATATCTTATTATCGTATTACCATTAATAAATCCATTTCTCTACACAAGAAATAGTCTTTGTCTTCTAATTTTACTTTTTGTACACTCATTTCACCCGATGGTAACATTACTTTATCACCAACTTTCACTTCCATCGGAATAAGTGAACCATTATTGGTATACAATCCTCTACCAACCGCTACTACCGTTGCTGTTTTTATATCACCTGTTCTAGCAGTATCCGGTATGATTATACCCCCTATTGTTTTTTGTTGTGTTTGATATTCAACTAATACTCTATCACCTAAAGGTTTTGCTAATTGAAATTCTTCTATCTTTTTTGTCATATTATTTTACTATATTAATGATTGCTATAATTGTTGCCATAAAACATATTTCTTTATCTATAACTAACGTATCTCTCCACTGTCCTTGTGATAATTCTAAGATTACATTTGCTGTATTACCCGCTGCATAATCATCCAATCTTTCATATAGAATAGAATAAAGCTCTGAGAAATCGTTTACTTTATTATCTCCCACTAATTGTCTGATTTGCATATACGCATTTCTTTTTTCTTCACTTACTAAAATGTCTACAATTTTGTTTTTGAAATCCGATTGTAAAATGGTTTGTTTATCAATTTTCAATTGTCCTTTTGAACTTTGTAATTGGCAAGTATTAATAATTCTTCTAATATCAGGATAAAAATTTGTGATAATATCTGCCACATCTTTAATATCAAATTGAATGCCTTCTTTTGTTAATATTTCACTTACATGCACCGCCACTTCTTTTTTAGATGGTGGATTTACTGCAAAAGTTTGACATCTACTTAAGATTGGTTCAATAATTTTTTCGTGATAATTACAAGTCAACACAAACCTAGTATGTCTACTAAATGTTTCCATTAAGTTACGAAGAATCGCCTGTGCGTTTGGAGTCATATAATCAAACTCATCCAAAATAATAATCTTCATTCCTTTGAATCCTGCACCACTTGCAAAATTCTTAACCTTTGTTCTAACGGTTTCTACGTTGTTCTCATCTGATGCATTAATCACCATATAATCACACTCAATAGTTTGGGCAATAATTTTTGCTAATGTTGTTTTACCGGTTCCGGCTTTTCCGTACAAAAGTAAATGTGGAACATCATTGTTATCTAAATAGGTTTGAACTTTTTCTTTTAATAATTCATTACCTATGTACTCTTTTAAAACCTGTGGTCTATATTTTTCTACCCACAATGTATTTTCTTGTTTTGTTGTTTTTTCGTTTTCAAAGAAACTCATTATTTAAAATTTAAGTTATAATCATTTATTATATTATCTAATATACTATTTTCTTCTATTAATTCCAAACATTTTTGTCTATTAATTTCTGCCTTTTCCATTAATTTTTTCAGCATAATTTGATATTCATCTTCCGGCATTTCAGAAATTTTTATTATATGTTTTGTTAATTTTTTTACAATTACATCATGATTTGAAAATATATCATCATAATTTATTTCAAATATATCATCAAATGTTTCAAATCCAAATTGTTGTAAAAAATCATATGCAACTTTACTACAAATTATAAATGGCTTACCAATTAACAAATTATCAATCGTTTTTTCAGTAATATTGCACCATTGTTTTTCATCAGTTCTATATAAACTATTTTGATTTGATTCAAACATTATTTGTATATCAGATGAAAGTGTAACATCAATTAATTTCATAGCCCCAATATGTTCTTGAATTCCTGCTACTAATGGTGTTGTTGGTGCTAAACTATTTTTAAGTCTATCCAACATTCTAAATTCAATTTTATACTGGTCTAATTTTGGTTCATTATTATGTTCTGTTGCAAATAATTTTAATTGTTGCATACGATTTACATAATAATCATTTACTCTTAAATTAATATTTTCCTTTTGGTGGTTTTGTAATGTTTTTAGCAATTCTACTCTTTCATCTTTTTGTGGAAAATTTCTAATTGATAAATCCATTCTATATTTTTTCTTAAACGATTTAAAAAACTCATTAGATTGATAATGTGGTAATATTATTC